TTACCCTGAAAAAAGATTACGTTATTGAAAGAATAATCAATGATTACAAGTGGGATGTAGAAAATCAAAATAAGTGGATTCTGGAAGACTCTGATAAATTCTACTATGATATTAATACAAAAGAGGTTGACAAATAATACTATGAGTGGTAAACTGTATAAGTCAGAGGTTTTTATGCGTAAGAGATATCTTATAGACAAAAAATCTCCAGAAGACATTGCCAAAGAATGCGGGGCAAGCATAGAAACAATCTATGTATATCTTGCAAAGTTTGGATTAAGGAAATCAAAACGATGAGTAATGATTTAAGCATTACGGTTGATCAAGTTAATCACCCTGTTCACTATACAACCGATCCTAGTGGGGTTGAGTGTATACAAATTACACGTCATAGAAATTTTAATATTGGAAATGCCTTCAAGTACCTATGGAGAGCAGGACTTAAAGATGAGAAAAAAACTATACAAGATTTAGAAAAAGCAATATTTTATATTAAGGATGAAATTAATCGCTTAGAAGGAAAGTATCATGTCAACTGAAGCAGAGTTAGTTCAACACCTTGATGAGGTAAACAAGGTTGTTTCTGAATATTTAAAGGGTCAGGATCCAACTAAAATATCTAAAGAATTAGACATGCCTAGAACTCGTGTTGTTGCATTAATTAATGAGTGGAAAGTTATGGCATCTGCCAATGACGCAATTCGTGCTCGTGCCAAAGAAGCACTTGCTGGAGCAGACACACACTATAGTAAACTTATTACAAAGGCTTATGAAGTTATTGATGAATCAAGTATGACAAATAATCTTAGTGCAAAAACTCAAGCCATTAAACTTGTAATGGACATTGAAAAATCTAGAATTGAAATGTTACAAAAGGCTGGTCTTCTTGAAAACAAAGAACTTGCAGAAGAAATGATACAGATTGAACGCAAGCAAGAAGTTCTTATTGAAATTCTTAGAGACGTTGCTTCTGAGCATCCAGAGGTTCGTGATTTAATTATGCAACGTCTTTCTAAAATTGCAAAAGAGGGGGAGGTAATAACAATTGTCCACGATGTTCAATGATTTTATTGAGGTATTAAAAGAACAACAATTTGAAGAAATACCAGTAGATGCAAAAACATTTGTTGAGTCTTCTAATTATTTAGGTCAACCACCACTCTCTTCAATCCAATATGACATTGTAGAAGCAATGAGCCAAATCTACAAAAAGGAAGATCTAAAAGAACTACATGGCGCTGTAGAAGGAGCAAGATACTATGAAAAATACACAAAAAACGAAATTATTTTACAGTTGGGCAAAGGTTCTGGTAAAGATTTTACCTCTACTGTTGCCTGTGCTTATATTGTTTATAAGTTACTATGTCTTAAAGACCCTGCAAGATATTTCGGAAAACCAAGTGGAGATGCAATAGATTTAATTAACGTTGCTATTAACGCACAACAAGCCAAAAATGTTTTCTTTAAAGGATTTAAAACAAAGATTGAAAAATCACCATGGTTTGCAGGCAAGTACAACGCTAAGGCAGATTCAGTAGAGTTTGATAAATCAATTACAGTTTATTCTGGACACTCAGAAAGAGAGTCACATGAAGGACTAAATTTATTGCTTGCAGTTCTTGATGAAATTTCTGGATTTGTATCTGAGGTTGGTACTGGAAATGAACAAGGCAAGACAGCAGAAAATATCTATAAAGCATTTCGTGGTTCAGTTGATTCTCGTTTTCCAGATTTAGGCAAGGTAGTATTACTTTCGTTTCCTCGTTATCAAGGTGACTTTATTTCAAAAAGATATGATGATGTTATTATGGAAAAAGAAACGGTAGAAAAAAAACACACCTTTATTATGAATGAAGATCTGCCTCATAACGATGTTAGCAATCAGTTTGAAATTACTTGGGAAGAAGATTCTATTATTTCTTACAAGGTACCAAAAATATTAGCATTAAAAAGACCTACATGGGAAGTAAACCCTACTCGTAAGATAGATGATTTTAAGTTAGCATTTTATACAGATTTAGGTGATGCAATGATGCGGTTTGCTTGCGTACCAACTTTTGCTTCCGATGCATTCTTTAAACAAAAAGAAAAATTAGAGAAATGTATGAACACAAGAAATCCATTAGACTCATTTAGAAGGTTTGATGCAACATTTAAAGCAGATCCAGAAAAAGTTTACTATATTCATGCAGACCTTGCACAAAAACACGACAAGTGTGCTGTTGCTATTGCACATGTTGACAAGTGGGTAAACATTCAAGTTATTAAAGATTATGAGCAAGTAGCCCCTATTGTTGTTGTTGATGCCGTTGCCTGGTGGGAGCCAAGAGCAGAAGGACCAGTCAATTTATCTGAAGTAAAACAGTGGATTATTAACTTGCGTAGAGAAGGTTTTAATATTGGCATGGTTTCTTTTGACCGTTGGCAATCTTTTGATATTCAAAATGAACTTCAGGCTGTTGGAATTAAAACAGAGACAGTCTCAGTTGCCAAAAAGCATTATGAAGATCTGGCCATGATGATTTATGAAGAGCGTGTTGCTATTCCAATGATTCCTTTACTGTTAGAAGAAATGTCAGAATTAAAAATAATGAAAGGTAATAGGGTTGATCACCCACGTAAAAAATCAAAAGACTTGGCTGATGCGGTTTGTGGGGCGGTATTTGGAGCAATATCCCATACACAAAAGACTAATAATACAGAGATAGAAATTCACACATGGAGTTCTTCTACAAAACTTGCAGAAAAACAGCAACGTATGGTAGAATTGGATAATCGGGAAATGCCTAACGATGTTAAGGATTTTCTAGATAAACTTAATTTAATATAAAATAACAAGGAGAATAATGAATTCATTTAAGAAAATTGCCCTAGGACTCGCTGCAGCCATGTCCTTTGGCGTCATGTCAGCACTTCCGACAAATGCTGCTGTCATTGCACCAACCTTGACAATTGATTCTGCTACAGATTCAATTATCGTAGGTGAGACTGCAACAGCAGTAGTTTCATTGTCATATATTTCAGAAACATCAGCAGATACAGCAACAGTTCTATCCGCTATGTTTACACAGCCATCTACGGCTAACAAATCTGCAACACTTACATTGCTTGAAACAAATACAGCAACAGTAGTAATTGCAGGAGACAGTTTAACTGCAAATGTTAACTCAACAATTAACACAGCAGGATATGTAACAGCAAAGTTTACAGTTACTTTGGCAGCGCCAACAGTTGCTGGAACATATGTTGCAACAATTCTTACAACACGTCCATCAAGTGGTCCTTCCGTGTCTTGGACAGTAACAGTAGGTGCAGGAGATACAACTCCTTCAGCATCAACAACAACTTCAATTCTTAATAGAGGAGAAGTTATTACTGCTACAACAGATGATTCAGTATTTGCGCCAAAGGTAGCATCATCAGATGCTGCAGCCGTAATTGTTCTTTCACAGAAGAATGCAGCAGGCAGAGCAACATCAGAATCACTTCTTGCTACAGTGACTGGAACAGGTCTTGTTGGTTATGGCACAAACGCTACAACAATTGGATCAGCAGGTCGTTCACTTGTAATCCCATCAGGAAATTACATTGGTGTATTTGCTGACGGTACAGCAGGAGTTGGAACAATCACTATTACAACACTTACAGGAACAGTTCTTGCAACAGAGACTGTAACATTCTATGGAGATATCGCTTCAATCGTAGCAACTCCAGTTAAGTCTGTTATTGCAGTTGGTTCAAACGCAACCACTGTAAAGGCAGTTGCTAAGGATGCATCAGGCGTGACCGTTGGTGCTGGAACACTTTATGCTTACTCAAGCGATATTGCAACAGTATCTGATTCAGGTACAGCGGTAGCAATTTCAAATGGTGAAGCAATATTTACAATTACTGGTGTTAAGGCTGGCGGTGCTGCAATTACAATTAAAAATGCAGCAGGAACAATTGTTTCTTCTCCAGTATCTACTCGTGTAGAATCAGCAGCAGCAACAGTTAAGTTGTCATTTGATAAGGATACATACCTTCCAGGTGAAGCAGCAACCATCAAGGTACAAGTTCTTGATGCAGCAGGTCTTCCAGTATCTGGAAAGACACATGCTAATCTATTTGCAACAGGTGGAATTTCTTCTACTTATTCATTTGGAAATGGTTCAGATGTTCTTACGGCAACATCAGTTACAACTGATACAGAAACAGTAAAGTCATATAAGGTATTTATGCCTTTGACAGAAAACACTGTAACAATTTCTGCAACAGGTGGAACATCATTGCCACTTGCTGGTCAGGTAGCAGTATCTGCAACAGCAAAGGTATCAAATTCTTCATCTAGCACAAATGCTACTCTTGCAACATTGGTTGCACAGATTACCGCAATGCAGGGAATCTTTGATAGTCTTAAAGCAGAACTTGCTGCTGAAAAGGCTAAAGCAATTGCTGATCGTGCTGCTTTTGTAAAACAGTACAACACACTTGCTACAAAGTGGAACAAGAAGAATCCAAAGGCAAAGGTTGCACTTCTAAAGAAGTAAACTAATCCAACAACTAAGGGAGTCATTAACTTGGCTCCCTTTTTTGTTTGCATAAAATGGTATAATTGCTAATATAGTTATACATAGGAGACCACCACTCAATTGACAAACCTTAAACGAAGACTAGTATTAGCCTTTGGGGTAGGGTTATGTTTCACAATTTTTGGAATTATGGCTCCAGATTATGCTGGGGCTTCAGATAATCAAGAGCAGGTTGTTGTAAGCCCTGCCCAACAGGCGGTTAATACAGCCCTTGCAACGGCTACTACAGAGGTTCAACAGGCTATTGCAGCCACAGATACCGCTACCGCTACCATTGCAGTAGCCGTAGTTGAAAAGGCTCAGGCTCAAGCAGCGGTAGACACAGTAACAGCCACCGTAGCAGTAGCACAGGACAAGGTATCACAAGTTCAAGTTGCCATAAATACAGTTAATGCAATTGATACATCTACCGCCCAAGTAAATCAGAGTTCTGAAATTATTATTGATGCAAAAACAAGTGTCACAAACGCAACAAACGCCATTAATGCTATTGATACTTCAACAGCACAGGTTCAAATATCTGAGGCTACCGCAGCAAAAACTGAAGCGGTAGCAGCACAAGCCACCGCACAAACCGAACTAACCCAAGCCAATATTGCAATTGATAATGCTCAAACAGCAGTTAATAATTTACAAGCAACTATAGGAACTAGTACAAATGTGCTTGCTGGAGTAGACGATGCTGGTGTTCAAATGAATCTTCCGTTTGGAATGCAAATGGGTGGCACCGTTTATAACAATGTTTACGTTGGATCTAATGCAACAATAACGTTTGGAACAAATGAGGGGCATGTATATTGGGATACTCCAGGGGCACCCTCTGTATCTATTGCTGGCTGGGACTGGACTACTTGGAGTACAGGAACAGGAATTACATACGCAACAACTGGTTCTAGTTTAGATATTGCATGGGACCTTCGTCCATTTCCACAACAAGATGCATCAACACAAATGGTTCAAATTAGATTTAATGCTGATGTTAATCCAAATAATGGTGCTTGGATGGCAGATGTAACTGCTGTAGGTCCAATACCAGATCAAGCAAGATTTAATTATAGAGAAACAACAAATGGAGCAATTACTACTATTGTAGATACAAATGTGGGATCAGGATTTGCTGGGCAAATAAGTCAAGGTCCTGCATTTACTCCAATTGTAGATACCAGTACAGCAACTGTACAGGCAGCAGTAGATGCAGCAAATGCTACTATTACACAATTAAATCAAAGTCTTACACCAGTAGTTGCTCAAAATACCACAAACACATCAGCAATAAATGCTATTAATACTACTTCATTAATTAATACATTAAATGCAGCGGTATCTAGTAAAACAAACTTACAAACACAATTAAATACAAATGCTCAAGAGTTAATTACAGCAATTAGCACTAATATTCCTACACCAGCCCCTATCATTACAATCCCAGCAGTTGGTACATTAATGTATGTTGAGGTAGATATGCCACAAGGGTATGAAGGAAATACTTGGTTTTATCAGGTAGTAACTGAAGATCCTGATGCAGAAAATCCATATGAAGGTGGCACTTATAATACAGACGGTGCTCCAGAATCTATAGAACTAACTGGTTTAACAGAAGGCGCTACCTATACTATTAGAGTCGCTAACTGGTCAGGACCTGTAAGTGAGTATACAGAGGTTGTTATTTCTATACCCGCACCAGAAGAAGAAATTATTGAGGCTCCGTCACAACCATCTTTTATTTATGCGCCTGAACAAACTTTACCAGATTTAACCACTCCAACTGAAGAGGAGAGTACAGAGATAGAAGAGACTCCTGCAGAAGAAACCCCTGTGGAAGAAACTCCTGCTGAAGAAGTGCCTTCCGAAGAAACTGAATCTCCTGAAACGGATACACCTGAATCTGATGAATCTTCATCCAGCGATGAACTAGAAAATATTCTTGAAGAAAATCAGGATTCTTTTGAAGAAATA